AAGACAAGCATCAAGAAAGTGTGGAATAACAAATGTGTTTCTTGTTGAATTAACAACATTCTTATACATAAACTGCTGATAAACAGGCAAAGATATTGGAATATCTGCTATATTCATAACTTTACTTTGTACTGATTCTTTTCCTGCTGTTGCTGCATAATACTTAAACTCAAAGTCTAATAGAAGTATTTTATAATTGGCCATTTTATTGATGGCTTCTGTTATGACATTTTTTATCTTTAGCTTGTCTGCTTTGTTCTTCTTCAAGAAAGCGCCGAGGCCAAGCTTTTCAAGCTCTTCCTTAACTTGTTTTGTGTCTGAATCTTTTATTATCTTCTCAGAGGCCTTAAGGGTGTTGTGGACTTTTTTTGTAAAACTTTGCAGCAAGTCTCCAAAAGTTACATAACTAATTTCTCTAACTGAGAAATCTACTTTTTTTAATTCTTTCTTGAGAGAATTGACATTTGTAGCAAAATCAGCTTTTGGAGGGTCTGGTGATTGTTTTTTATCTTTTTCTGCCTCTTCTTTCTTTTTATCTGCTGCTTCATTTTGCGAACCCGATGAAGCAGCTTTCTTTTTAGCTTCCTTCTCTGAAATAAGCGTGCCAAGTAAAGAATATTCGGCAAAATCGCTGCTGCTTACCTCTATTGAGTATATTTTGCCCTCTGAGTCTAAGGCTTCCATAATCTCTCTGCATTGTCTTATTTTTTCTAATTTGGCCTTTCTTTTTAGTTCAAGATTTGCCTTTATTTTCTGCTTTTTATCAATCTCACCAGCTTTCTCTTTTTCGTCTGCTACCAATTGTTGCAAATCCGCTCTGGCTAAAATTTCAACTGGTGTGCTCATTGCACTAAATAACTTACTTTTCAGTGAGTTGTTTATTCTTGCTGTATATTCTATGTTTATAGTAGCTGAGCCGTTTTGTTCTATGTTTATAGTATGACTAAAAACATTCATATTAAAAGATAGGTTTGCTTCTCTTATTTGCTGTATCTCTTCTTTTGTGAATATATCTGTATCCATAACAGAATATCCCATTGTTGCTGTTACTTCTATTGGTCTCGCCAAGTCACCAGAAGTAACAGAAGCGGCTCCCGCTGCTTGTCTATCAACAGAATTTGCGATTGATATTGTAAACAAATCCGCCAAACGAGCATATCCTGCCTCTGGTGGTTCTTCAAAAATGTTTTCTAAATTATCAACATACAGGGTAAGACTAGCTCTTTGGTAGATTGGTGCTGTATAAGGGTCAGTTCCTTGATATTCTATTGAAAAGTCTCTTACCATTGAACCACCGACACGACTTGGCTCATTTAGTGATGCAACATTTCTTCCAAGTGCTGAAATTGGAAAGTAAAAAGGAATGAGGTCTCCTCCAACAGATTTAAAGAACCGCAATTCTGGGACCAAAGCTGTAACCTTGTGTGCCGGAAGATTAAAAAACGCATCCTTTGTGAGTGCCCTAGAAGAGTTTTCTGAGTTATAGATTTTTGTTATACCATCCATAGGCTCATATCCGCCGGCAACCTTATGAATTGCTAGCGGCGTAGAACCCGGGTCTAATCTGCTGCTTAAAGCTTTGGCTTTTTTGTTTGTCAACAAATATATCAAATATGCCTGTGGGTGAAAATAATTAATCGCTTCTTTTTCTTTCGCCATTTTATCTTTCTCTGGTTGCTGTCGAAACTGCCCTGCTCAATGGTAACGGTATGTATAGGACATCGCCTATTTTACAATGTGCATCTGTTGGTTTATTATTAAACCAAGCTATTACCCACCAATAATCTGCATCTCCGTATATTTCGTGTGCAAACTTAAACATTTTATCGCCTTGTCCAACAATTCTTTCAACATAAGTGAAATTTGTTCTTAAATCATCTTCTGTTAAGTCGTTTAGTCTAAGGGTCTCTGTTTGTATGACCTCTTCTACCCTCATTCTAGAGTATATCTTTTCTCTTAGCTTGGAGTCAACAATAATCGTAGTTCTATATTTATCTAACATTTATTTATCCCTTAAAATCCATTATTCTTGCTTGCTTAGCAGCTTCAATTGCAGGATTTGTGCCCTGAGAATTTTCTGCCGATGGTGTTCTTTGTGCAGAATACGGAAACTGGTCTGTTAAAAATTCTTTATCCTCTGCTCCCCAACCTAATGGGCTTTCGTGCTGTGGTGTAAATCTAAAACTAATATTAAAATGCTTTGGAAAAATTGAGCCGTCTCTTTCTATAAAGTATCCAGGCTCCTTATTTGGCTCATAAGTAAACCCTTCTACACAGCCAAGAAGACTGCCGTTTCCGTCAGCTGATTGTATCATATTTACAAACTTAATTCTCATGATTGGTGGTGCTTTTATTGTTCTGCCCAAGGAAGTAGATGCCCCGTTCATTGGAGCAGTATATACAGGATAAAGCATTCTTGTTAAAAGAGCCATTTTAGCTAAATTGTCTTTTGCAGAATTTAAATCTGGTGAAAGAACATCAAAACCAACCTGCATATTTCTTGTTGTAGACTGATAAGGCTTAATTGGGTCATTTCTACCATAAATCTGCTCATTACCCCACTGAACCGAGTATTGGTCTGAATACTGAGTTAAAAATGCTGGAAAAGCTACTGTTTTTCCTGTCGCAACATGAACAAAAATTATTGACTGATTTTTTGATTTTGCTAAATCTCCAAAATTTGTAAAACTCATGCTTTATACCTCATTGTTGACTGCCTAGGTTGAAGTCTTCTATTTGCAACTTTCCTACTATACTCGTTGGTGCTCCAGACGCATTATTCCCAAGTGGACCAGGCAATTGCAAAGTGATATTTATCCCGTTTAGTGCCGTAGCAACAGCTGTTCCAATGCCTTTTTGAGATTCGGTGCTTATTTGTGCTGGCTTTGGTGTGATTGTTTTTGGACCACCTTGTCCTTCGAGAGTTCCCGCGATGGTCTCTGCTCTATTCTTATCTCCAAGTTTGCCGGCTAAAGAATTGGCCATGGTTAGTATACCTTTCATAATCTCACCCATTCCCTCTGCTGCTTTGCTGACGACACCTCCTGCTGATGCTAGAGTTCTACCGCTAGATTCTAAAAGATTTTTGATATTTTTTATTTCATCAGGTCCGGACAGACCGAGGCGCTGACCGGGTCCAAGTATTGCTCCGGACATTTTATCAACTGTTTTACTTAGTCCTTCTTGAAAAGCTGTACCTGTTTCTATGCCCCTTCTAAAAGAATCTGTAAGTTCAATCATAGATCTTTCGTAAGGTCTCTGAAACCTTCTTATTCTCTCATTCAGTCCTTTCATCTCTTGTTCAAGATTGCCGGACATTCTAGCCATTATTGAGGCAGGATCTTTAGATTTTGCTGCTAGGTCGCCAAGACCTTTTGCTGCTTTTGGTGCTTCACCTCGCAAGAAACGTTTAGCTTCATCTGGGCTCATCTTTAATTGTGCAGCAATCGCTTTTAGTTCAAACTTTTCTAGGTTACGAATTCGAGAGCCAAACCTCTTTTGAAGACCCTCTCTAATCACTTCTGCTCTTTCAGCTTCATTTTTTCCTAATAAATCAATGCTGTTAAATATTGACTTACCAAGTATCTGATTTAGCCCACCAGCCATTTCAGCTGAACTCTTAAATGAATCCATATTTTCGCCAAAAGATTCTGTAAGCTTTCTAAAATCAACACCGGTAATTCTGGACATTTTTTGTAGTTTTGCGAAGTTTTCGTTTAATCTTGTCGTTGAGTAAGCAAAGTTCTTTGCAAAATAGTCATAATCTTGCATCATCTTTTTAGGATTAAGAGCAAATTGCTTTTGCAGATCCACAAGATTAGAAGTAAGTGACCTTATCTGCTTTTCAGACATATTAAACGACATTGTAGCTGTATCAACTATACTAGCATATGCGTCTGTATCAAACCCGGCTGCTTGAAGGGTTGTCGCTGCAGCAAATATCTCTTCTCTAAAACTATTTGTAGTAAAAGCTGCCGCTTGGAATCCTCGCATCAAAGAATCGGTTGCATCTCTTTGTGCTCTTAGGTTTCCTGTTAATTTTAAACTTCTTTTTGCTGCAGCGGAAATTGCATCATCAAAATTATATAGCGCTCGGTCATATCCTGCTTTTGTAAATAATTCTGCTTGTGTTCGAAGTTCTCTTATATGTTCGTTTAAAGCAGAAAATGGCCCCAATACTTCATCTACCGGGCCTTTAACTGATGATAGAGCATCTTTTAGTGCCTTTTTGGCGCCTTCGCCGGTTTTTCGCAGTTCGTCTTCAAGATTTGACTTAAAGCTTTGTTTGTATTTGCTTCCGCGAGATTCATTTTTCGAATCATCATCATCATCGCCAAGACTAATGCCTTTTCTCGATAAAGCGGCTTTTAGCTTTTTGATTTCGCGGTTGTTGGCGCCAGCGATTGCCTTAACTATATCATCTATTGTTGGTCCAGCCACAAGTTATTCCTCTCGTAAGATAAAGTAAACCTTTACATTATAAATAGAGAGTTTCAGGATTTATTGCTGTTTGGATTTTTCTTCAAAATGAGCGACAAGTCTATCAACAAACCACTCTCTCAGTCCATTTGGTAGGCTATAGGCTTCTGTAAACGACCAGTTTCCGTGCTGCATAAGAAGAAAAATCTGCTCATATGTGTTTTTCTCAACATACCCTTTAGTTAGACCAAAACCAGCCCAATGAAAAGGGCACCTCCTTTTTATCTTTATGACCGCAAGAACCACAATGAATATCAGCATCAGCTTTTACTTTCGGCATGTTCTCGTTATGAACAACACGTATCTTTCTAGCATCTGCGGCTGGTAGGATTTCAACCAACTTGTTTATAGATGTTCTATCAACAATTCCTTGTGCCTCAACAATGCAAGCCCTTAGAAACTCAAGGGTTTCATTATATGGAAGACCAAGCTTTTGCTTTTGTGTTTTTGATGCTTCAAGATGCTTTGTGTCTTCTGCTGTCAATAGCTTTATTTGAACTTGAAGTTCTGTAACGGGAAGCTTAAATGAAAAGGTGTTACTTTCATTTAAGAACTCCCAATCTTTTTCTTCAACCTCTGCAGAGGAAGCTAGCGTGTCTTCAAGCATCTTGGTTAATGATATTTCTAATTCAATATCTGCGCCGCAGTTATTGCAAGAAACACCAAAATTGACCTTGTCTCCATACCCAGTTCTTCTAGCAGACATTAATATGGCGATTTTGTCGCAATCCATTAAGTCTTCTGCTACAACTCCTGGTGTTATCATAATAGAGTCAATTAGTCTATCAAAAACAATACCTTGCTCAATAAAGCTAGTATTAATCAAGATATCCTCTTCTGCTGCGGTCATTGATTTGACCTCTACTTCTTCAAGCCCTTGCAATGGACTATCTTCACCATACAAACGACCAAAACTAGGTAATTTAACGATTTCAGTTGGAACAACAAAAGACAAACCAAATGGGTTTGTATCTTGTTGGGGGATTAGTTGTGGTGGTTGTTGGGTTGTATCAGTATCTTGTTGTGGGATTTGAACTCTTTGTCTGTTGCGAGACATATTACCTCTCTTTGTTTATATTAATCTTCTACTGCAACGTCGTCAATAGCGCCTGTGGATGAAGCTTGACCACTTGGTGTATTAAATGACCATAAGCCTGATGGTGAGCGTCCACGACCCTTAATTGGTCCTTGTGCTAAACCTTCAATTGTGGCGTAGTCATATTTAATGCTAACCTGAATATTCAAAAGCTCTTCTGCGCTATAATCAAGTGAATCAAAGTTTACACTTTCTATCAAGGGGTTTTTAATAACCCAAGTTTCAATAGGAGCAGTACCATCGGCATCAAGCTGAGAAATCTTTATTTCTGTTCCCAAGGCTTCAACCATACCCTTCTTTGAGATAGTGGCGGCAGCAGCTTGTGTATAGTTATGTGGAATTATGTATCCTGAGTTTTCCAAAATCTTATACAAGCTCTTGGTTGAGTCAGGCTGAACAGGATCTACCAATGTAATATCAATAGGTTGCCAAGTTACACGACCTGGATAGTAAAACTCATAATTCAAAAACTGATGAGGTTGAGTAGAAACCTGATAACTAGGCTTCTTTACGCTCTTGATAACAAACTGTGGTACACCTGACCAGTAAAGAAGCCATCTAAACTTTCTTTTTGGCTCAACTGTTCTTTCATTCCAAAATGCCATATCATTAAGTCTCCTATTAGTATATATCTATATTTAGAAAAAATCAACTATTAATCATCAAAACTTGCGCCGGTTCTTGTGATAACGAAATCAACAGCGATGAACTCAATAGCTCTTGCTGGCTTCAAGAAAATCTTAGCATACATAACGTTTCTATCAACAAGGTCCGGTGTTGTTGTTGTTTTATCCAATACAACCTTAAAATCTGTCAAGCCCAATCTTGTCTTAACACCTTCCAAAAAAGGAACAACCTGACCGGTGAAGCGGTTCCAAGTTGCTGGAACATTCTGGTCAAACAACAAGCCGTTTGCAATTCTTGAAATCTCTTTCTTAACGAAAATCAAGAGACGACGAACATTGATTCTATCAAGAGCAGATGGGGTCATCTGCAAGGTCTTTTGTCCGAAAACAACCAAGCCTTCTGAAACAAAAGAAGCAATTGGGTTAATGTTTGCCTCATATAGTCTATCACGCTGCGAGGAAAGTAATTGCTCTGTAACCTGCAAGACAGGAACACCGGCATTTCCTTCGTTCAGTCCACCGCGGTTGAAACCAGCAGGAGCAAACCAAACCTCATCACGCTGCTCAGTGTATCCCATAACACCAAGAGCAATAACCGAAGGCGGTGCCCAAACATCTCTTGCGTTAATGGTATCACGAATCTTTACCCAAGGGTAGTATGTAGCACCATAACTAGAATTAATCTGACGAGCAATAAGGTTTTTAGCCGTCTTTTCTGGTCGACCTGCAGCTGGCAACCTATCTTTAAATTCTGCACAATATTCTTCGGCAGGTGGAACATAAACATCGGGCAAATCGATGACTGCGAGAGCGTCTGCTCTTGCTTCGCAAACCTGTACCAACTTTGTTGTTAATGTGGTGTTTGTAATACCGGGCATGGCAGCTAGGTTCATCTCGAGAGCTTCTGGATCTCTAATTAGTTCGATTGCTCTGTCGACAGATGCATGCGCATAACTATTTCTCGTTGTTGAATTGTCACCAACGGCGCGGGAACTCATATTAAATGGGTCTGCCTCAGTAATATCAACACCATCAAACCCTCCAGCTAATGGCATCGCAAATGAATCAACAACTCTTAAGAGTTCGATTGCTCCGCCGCCTGATGTAAGCGCTGTGTAAGCTGTGCCACCGACATGTGATCCAGATGTAAAATCTACTGCTGTTGGGTTGTATGTCGTTAAATCATCGCCAGGAGCGCTAGCGCCAGAGATAACCACCTCGTCCAGTGAGAAGATGTAAGCATGATCAGTATCACTACCATCAATGCCGTCTTTCTGCGCACTGAGAAAACTTCCCTGCTCTGGTAGCTTTCTTAAATAATCTTTCATTCCAAGATTTACACTGGCGAAATTAACCTTTTCGCTGCTATCTGCTTTGTTGTATGGGGTTCCACCCATTACATATTTTGCGGATAAATCAATGCCCAATGAGCCGGTCGTAACATGAGGTGCAGATGGCCACTGCAGTCTAAGGTGGCTCGAGCCAGTAATGTTAACTAGAGTGCCACCAGACCAACCATCGGATGTACTTATGCCGCCGGCAGCAGTAAGCGCCCTATCAGATGGCTTGATTGGGCCCAAGAAGCCAAAAGGTACAGACTTAGGATTATCAGGGCCATTTTCGCCAACGTTTGCGCCCATTTGAACTCTTATATAAGAAGAGCGATTTGGGTAGTTGCCATAAACCTTGTTTCTTTTTTGTTGTGCGTCCCATTCAAAATATTGGTCGCCAATTCTTCTAGCAATAAAGCTATCTGAGTTAGGATTAAGGTTTAGATTCTCAAAACTATCAACAACATAGATTCTTCCTGATCTTTGCTGCTTTACTACAACATCAAATCGACCAAAAGGGTTTGGATCGCCGGTTTCAGCAATCTTTATGTTTTCTATACAAACGTGCAAATCCAAACCTTGCTCACCTTCCTGAATCGCATGGAATCTAAATAGCTTTTCAAGCTGCTTTGGATCATAGCTTCCAGTTGCTCCAGCATACTGAGGAATAACCCACCCAGAAGATGCTTGAGATAGCGCATGACTCGTTGATCTAAAATCTGTCATACCATCGGCCAAAGCCGTTACGAATACCATAGGATTTAGTCCAGTAGCAGTATTTCTCTTTACTTCTTCATAAGCCTCTTCAAAGGTTTCACCTAGCCAGTACTTATCTGCTAAGGTGCCAGAGGGTGGTCTTGTAATAGACCCATTAGTTGCAACTGGACTAGTGTTCAATACGTCTCTGATATATTTAGAACCTCTTCTGAAGGACACATCTTTTTGCAACTGATTTGCAGAACTAGATATACCCAAGTTAAAAACATCACTAGATATGTCTACTGCTTTAATTGTAGCCGAGCCGGATGCTACATTTACAAGTGACGAGACTGTTGCACTAGAAGAGGCATGAACCGCGCCGCCGACACCAACAGCAAGATTTTCGTCATCACTATATATTATGCCGACAAGGCTAGCAGTAACGGGGGTTGCAGAAGCAGTTGTTGTGCCTGGGGCTGCGAAAATGCCGAAAGCTGTAGCCACGTCCCAGCCTGGATTGCCTGTTGCTGAATCGTCGGCATCGTCGCCGGCTACACCCAAAAGGCGTATAACAGTAACTGGTGAGTTTATATCTGCTCTAAGATAAGCTTGTGCAGCATAAGGAGCATATGCTGTCGCCAAAAGACCATTACCATCACGCCAAGGGTCT